GTACCCCGAGCAAGCCAAGACCTTCAGCTTCATCGCCTTGGATGATGGGCGCATTGTCTGTGGTCCAAATAACTTCATCACATGGATTGATAAGTCTTTGTACGATGCTGACGAGCAAGCACATAAACAGTACAAAAGGATAGATAAAGTATTTAGGAGCGGAAGATGAATGCTAATGCGGTTACTCAAAGAATTTTACGATTTATAGATAAACATATTTGGATATTCCACTGCTCTGCTATTGGATATATATTTTATGTGGGGATGAAGGAGTTTTTAAAATGACAATACCTATCGAAAGAAGTTACGCATTAGAAAACACGAGAGAGTTTTTAAAAGAACTTCTTGATCCAAAGAAGACTCCTCGAATTCCAAAATCAATACGGAGAAAAGCATATTGGTGCTTAAAGCATTTCCCTACTGAGTTAACCATTAAAGAGGCACAAAAGAAATGTCCTGAATTGTTTGGTGGATACACTCCAAAAACCTTCATCGATCCACCACAAGGATGGAAGTATGGATTTCCAAAAGTCCTCCCTCTATATGTAGAAGATATTGGTAAATGGCTCGTAGAGAATGGCTACCCTGAAAAGGATGTAGAATTCGCCTTATCCCACTCGAGAATGTGGGAAGATTAATTTTTACACTATAGCTATTAAAAAAATTGCTTAATGCAATTAAAGTTCTTGAATCTATTAATTTACTGTATTACCTTTTCTAGATCATTAACAAACTTGGGACTTATAGGGGAGTACAGCAAATGAAAAACGAAATTGAAATGATTATCATTGAAGCATTAGATGGTGCAAACAGGGGACTTACAGAGATTGCAGCCAGAGAGATCAAGAAGGCGATAAAGTTGGCGCAGAAAGATGGATACCAGCAAGCGATTGATGCCTTGAATGAACGTCATCAAAGTTTAAAACATGGGGAATTTCCCAATTCAAATGGCTACCTAGAAGGATTTGAATCAGCTCAATACTTTCTAGATTATAAAAAGAAAGAAATTATGAAGTGATTATTTATGAAGTCGAAATAACTCAAGAGATGATAAGCAATGCTGAAATACTTGCTGAGGATTTGGGAGTTCTTAATAATTCTATCCGTAATGGTACTGGCAATCTTGCTGGATTCCTTGGGGAAGAGTGCGTTTTAAAATGCTTTAAAAACTCTAGACGAGATAACGACTATAATCACGACATTTTATACAACAGCAAACGGATTGAAGTTAAAACGAAAGATCGCACTGTTGTTCCGAACCCTGATTTCCAATGCTCTATTCCCGCATATAATACAAAACAGAATGCAGACCTTTATGTATTCGTATCGCTTCTCAGAAAAAATGACGCATATGTCAAAGGATTCCTGCTGGGATACATGAGGAAAGAAGAATATTTCAAGAAGGCGAAACTATTAAAGAAAGGAGAAATTGACACATCGAATAATTTCGAAGTGAAAGCCGATTGCTGGAATTTAAAAATAAAAGATTTACATTCTTTCTAATTGATAGGAAAATAAACGAAGAGGGATTATGGGGAATCGGCTAAGTCATTCACAGGTTAGTAAATATCAACAATGCGGTAAGGCGTATGAGTTCTGGTATTTAAAGAAGATACGTCCTACAAAATCGAGAGCTGCATTACTTTTCGGTACGGCTCTCGACAGAGCGATAGGGACGCTCTTAAAACCAGAGGCAGATGGAAAAACACCAGAACAAACATTCGATTACTTTTGGAGATTTCAAGAAATTAATGGCTCTTCTGTTTATCTTCCTACTTGCACTTCCATTGTATATGCTAAGTCGGATTTTGATAAAGATCTTATCACCAAAGCAGATGAAGAGAAACTTGGTGCGAGCTTGGCGCAAATACTTGAAGTGGTGGAGAAGCGTAATGAATTGGGCCATCACCGAATTAGTGAAGAAGAAAAGCAGTTAGCCAATCACGCAATGTGGATATGCCTGTATCACAAAGGCCACCACATGATTAAAGCGTTCCGTGAGAAGGTGCTACACAAGCTTACCAAGATACATAACACACAAGAATATATCGAACTTGATAATGGCGAAGATAAAGTCATTGGGTACATCGACATCATAGCTGAGGTGGAAGGATACGATGCTCCTATCGTATTGGATTTGAAAACTTCGGCGATGGAGTATGAAGCAGATGCGGTACTGACTTCACCACAACTTACTTTGTACGTTCATGCTGTGTCTCAAAAATACAACACGAGGAAAGCGGGCTACATCGTTTTAAATAAACATCTTATCAAGAATCGAAAGAAGGTTTGCAGCAAGTGCGATCATGACGGTTCTGGTGGAAGGCATAAGACTTGTTCCAATGAAATAGAGAAGGGGAAGCGTTGCAATGGAGAATGGATCGAAACAATCAATCCGGAAGTTTACGTTCAGTTCATCATTGATGAGATTCCTACACAGACTGAAGATCTTGTACTGGAAAATATTGACGATATTAATACCGCTATAAAGACAGGACATTTCACAAGGAATCTGTCGATGTGTACCAATACCTTCGGCGGACTGTGTGACTATATAAATCTTTGCTACAAGGGCAAAATGGACGAATTGCAGAAACAGGGGGAGTGATGTGGCTACAGTTATCTGAAGGGGTTTTTTATTTCGGGCCGGGAGGCATAACAATTATTAAAGAAATTGACTTGCGTGATAAACCAGAATCGTTTATCATGAGAAGCGAGCTATACGCAGGAGGAACAAAAGTGGCGACAGTACGAGAATCATCCGGCGTTATATGCGTTAAATTGGAAGGTAAAACATACTAATGATAAAAATTGAGGTTAATTTGACAAATGGTGTTTCGCATAAGGTGGAGCTTGAAAAGACTAAGGAAGAGTTTTTCGACATTCTTAAATTTAATCGTGATGCTTTTATTAAAGATACGAAGGGAATTTATTTTATCGTATCTAGTATCATGTCATTTAAGGTGGAGGGGGATGGAAATGAGTAAGAAAGATAAAACAATGGAAGGAAATGTAATGAAAAACGCAGATAGTGCATTAAAAGAGGCAGAAATGATTCAGGCAAAACAAAATGAACCGGCCCAAGGGGAGACAGCAGCAAATATTGATCCACATCATGTCAAGTATGCTTACTCTATGATTGAGAATCAAGGAAAGTACCACGTTGTTTCTGTGGAATTCGATCCCAATGCATTAGTCGCAGGGAAAGTGACGAAGATTGAATCGAATACTGATAAATTTTTGATGCAAGAACGTCTTCAAGTGTTGTTAATGGGAAGTGATCTGTTTTAATTAAGAAAGGAAAATAAAATGAGTAGCTTAATTTATAAGAAAATGTCTGATGTAATGAAGGATGTAGGAGCCATTGGAAAAGATCAAAAGAACACTCAGCAAGGTTTCAAATTTCGTGGGATTGATCAGTTTGTCAATGCTCTATATCCTGCTCTTACTAAGCACGGTGTGTTCATGTCTCCTCGCGCTACTTCGTTCTCCCATGAACTGAAAGATGTCGTGCGTGGTTCAGGTAAAGCTGGAGTGGATAAGCACGTTTCCATTATGATGGAGTACGACTTCTACGCCGAAGACGGATCTAAGGTCACTGTTGGTCCAGTACCTGCCGAAGGATTGGATAGTGGAGACAAGGCCACTAACAAGGCACTCTCTGCTGCATTGAAGTACGCACTCATCCAAACCTTCAGTATCCCAACAGAAGATATGGCAGAGGCGGATTTTGAAAGTCCTGAAATTGGAACAGCAAAAGCTGTGACAGTAGCTGAGACTTCGACAGTGGAAGTAAAACCTGCGCCGACTCCTGCAGTGGAGCCGATGAAGAAGTCTAGCTTCCGTAAACCAAAACCTGCAACAACAAGTACAAATGTTCCTGAGACTATTGGCGCAGAGGAATGGTCATGAGCGATCAGATACAGCAAGCAGTAGATGAAACAGCAGCAAGCAATGCTGAAGTTCTGGCTAATAAGATGCAAGAGCAAATTAAACCAGACCAAGCAGCGAGCATGGTGTTTCAATATTACTGGCCTCAATATCGTTCGCTAGTATCTAAACTTTCTAACAAAGATGCTAGACGATTGAATGAGGCATTAGTAGGATTTCCGTTAGAAGTAACGGATAAAAACTTCTATAGCACGGACGCTAAAGAAGCTTTTAAATTGGCCAAGACATTGATGGATGCTAAATTCATTCTTCAGCAGAAGGTGATTGGCGAAGCCATTAATCAATTGGAGAACAAAAACGAAGGAGAAACTACGGTGGAATCTCCAGCGAATAATCAAACCGAAAATGAAGGAGAACAATAATATGGCAGGTAAACTTAAGCGAGAAGTGGTGGGATCATTCTATAAATCCAAAGATGATACCAAACCGCCATACCTGAAATTCCGCAATGCCGTAACTATCAAAGAAGGCGATATCATTCGAGTAGAGAACAAGAAGTTTCAACTTCAATCTCTCGAGAGTGCTATCAACTCGGGAAAGCTCAATGGTGAGATTGCTCAGAAAGCAAAAGATCGCATTGAGAAAATTCCAGAATTTGTAATCGCAGAATTGGTTGTATTGAAATCCGCTGAGTAAATACAACTTAACGCCCCATGGTCTACCGTTTAATAAATCCCTTTTCGGTAGGCTGTGGGGCTTTTTATAAAGGGAGGGGTAAATGCAAGAGTATTACAATTTTAAAGAAGGTCTTAACTCCAAGGGAAAACTGATGACCTTGGATCAACTTAGCAAGTACGAGAAAGATCCGAACAAAGACTACTACATCAGCATCTACAAATACAACGAAGAGCAGAAGAAGCGAGTAGATCAGAAGGGTACAATTTCCGGCATCAAGGATGTGACCACCGATATTCTTGTATGGGATTTTGATAGCAGTACAAATCCAGAACTTGCTAGACAAGATACCGTTACCTTGGCTCATCGACTTGTAAATAAGTATAACGTCGATCCTGACAGCATTCAGTGCTACTACTCCGGTAGTAAAGGATTTCATGTTGTTCTGTATTTAGGAACTAAACAAGTAAATCCCGAAGAGTTCAAGAAGGCGACTACGACTATTGCAGAAGGTCTTAAGACTTTCGATGTAGTCGTATCTGATCCTGCCAGAGTTATCCGCATGGAATATACGAAGCATCCAAAAACTGGATTGTTTAAAATTCCTCTCCACATTTCCGAAGTAGATGAAATGTCCATGGATAACATCAAGGAATTAGCTAAGACTTCAAGAGAGGACATGGAGTTCTCCGCAGCACCAATAGCTCTTCCTGAAGTGTTGTTTAAAGCAACAGAGAAAAAGAAAGAACCAGCAAAAGAAATGGAAGAATCTACCAAGCCACCTAAAGGGTGGAAAGAGTATAAATGGTCTATCGCTCAAGGTAACTTTGAGTCTGGAGAACGCCATCAAGCTCTCATGGTATTGGCAGCTACCTGTCGTGCCTTGGGATACGACAAGGAACAGACCTACTATATGTGTAAGAGTGCGCTCAAGAAGCAAGCTCGTCGCACTGGTCAGGATGAGTTCCCCAAAGAGGAACTGTGGGAAAACATCATCGAGGAATCCGTATTCTCAGATCGCTGGGAAGGCGGTCAGTATTCTCCCAAGACGAATCCTTGGTTGGCTAAGTACTGCGAGAGAATGGGATTCAAGGAAGACGAAAAGGAAGAACCTGCTTGTGTGGATTTGGATATCCTCACAAATCAGTTCTCAGATTATGCCATTAACTTTGAGCAGAACATTATCAAAACTGGCATCACTGAACTTGATGAAAGTGTCATGTTTTCGACTTCCACCTTGAACGGATTACTTGGGCAGCCCGGATCTGGTAAAACTACCATGGCATTAAACTTCCTGCTCAATACATCACTGAACGGTATCCCTTCCATATTCCTTTCGTTGGATATGGGTGCGCCTATTGTGTACGCAAAACTTGTACAGAAGGCTACGGGGTATACTTTCAAAAAGGCGTTAGAACTATTTAGAACGAATCCACAAAAAGCAAAGGAGATTGCAAATGGGATTAAGCATGAGTATCGCAATGTTGGTTTTAATTTTAAATCTGGGCTTACTGTCTCTGATATTGGTCAGATCATATCTCGACATACCGAAACTACGGGAAATAAACCTAGACTACTTGTCATCGATTATCTTGAGTGTCTCGCTGGTCCTTATAGTGATGCAACTGCTAATGCTGCGTTAATTGCTAACCAGCTAAAAGATTTGGCGAATCAAGAGGAACTTAGCATCCTGTTGCTTCTCCAAACGCAAAAGCATTCTACTCCCGACATCTCTGATCCACTTCTTTCCATGAAGCAAATCAAGGGAAGTTCGGTAATCGAACAAGCTTGTTCCACTGTTGTAACCCTTTGGCGTGAAGGATACAATCCTCGCTTCATTGATGACGACAAGTACATCTCGTTTGCTGTTGTCAAAAATCGTTTCGGCTCTTTGTGGCAAGGAGACTTTTCTTGGGAACCTATCAAAGGTCACATCAGGTCTTTGAGCGAGGAAGAACGAGAAGAGTTTGAAAACTTCAAGGAAAGAAAAAAACAACAGAGGGCAAATGATGCTCGAGAGATGGAAGAGTGGGGAGGACGTTAATGACAAAGCAAAAGGAAATATCGGATAATTTATTTGAATTATTCGCAGGGGAATATGTCTCCATGCTTTTAGAAGCTACTATGGAAAACGTAAATCAAAACGGGGATCAGGTGGAAATCGTAAAGGCTCCACTATCTGTGGTGGGATTTCTTTCCGATGAAGACAATGTATATTTTTACTTAGGACACGAACCCTCTGTGTACAACCAAGCCGTTCGCAAGGATAGGGTTGTACATATTGAAGTCTTGGAAGAGCCGATGGAGGAAAAAAAAGAAATCTTCAAAGACGTAAAAGGTCCAGATGGTAAAGGATACAACTAGGATCGAATATACTCTATGCGCTTACGCTCGTCCTGTATTCTTGGCGATCACCGAACCCGACGAAAATAACGACATACAAATAGTTATTTCTTGTGTGGCGTTTCGCACCATGAATATAGGCGAGCGGATAGCGTATATCTTTAAATTATTAAATAAACACATTCCTGATGTGATGCAAGATAGACTTGTCATTATTCAGGCTTATGATCCCGATCAAATGGAAGAGATACTCGATAAAGTATCCTTCCCTGAAATAGAGAAAGACAACGAATGAATCACTATAGCCTTGGCGACATTGTAATGATTGTTGGAAAGATGGATAACAGAGTCAGAGATAAGTCCGAAAACGGAGAAGCTGTGATTGGGACTATCGAACAGTTTCTATTTGAACAACAAGTAAGTGTTATACTTCCTAATGGAGATTTGTGGGTAGGACAAATTAGAGAAATCGTTTTACTCACTGACCAAAAATGTTTTACTTGATGACCAAAAATAGGATAACATCGTACTATGGATAAACTCATTAATGGGAAATCCGGTGTTCAAGGGATTGTGGGATTGGAAGTAAATGATGATGTTCTTGAGATCTTCCAGCAAAAAGAAGACGGTACTATCGCACTGACGACAATTCCTCATCGGTATTGGATACTGTCCGATAACAATATTGACGGTAAGTTTACACGCCTTAAGGGTGATTTGTTTTATAAATATGGCACTTTATTTCGTACTCGGGATGACTTCTCGGAGTACAGGAATCGCTGGAAGAATTTAAACACCTTCTCCATTTGGAATGCCGAAGAAGCTGCTATGGTGAAAGATGGGCATTCTTTCTTCCAAGGCTTAAAACATAAAGACGTTTCAACATTGTCGTTCGATATCGAGACTACTGGATTGGCACACAATAAAAGTTCTTTTGTAGTGTTGATCAGCAATACTTTTCGAGACAGTAAAGGGAATGTGATTAGAAGACTATTCAGTCACGACGATTACGATACGCAACGGGAGATGATAGATGACTGGTGTCAGTGGGTTCGTGGACAAGATCCTTCGATTATTATCGGGCATAATATTTTTGGTTATGATTTGCCCTATCTTGATTATTGCCATGGCGGTAACCTTTGCTTGGGAAGAAACGGAAGCGGAATAAATTTCGATAGATACGAATCTAAATTCAGGAAAGATGGAAGCCAATTCATCCACTACAAAAAAGCACGGTGCTACGGGCGTACTCTTATCGACACCATGTTCCTTTCCATCAAGTATGATGTCGGCAGGAAATATGAATCCTACGGATTAAAAGCCATCATTAAACATGAGGGGTTAGAGCGAAAGGACCGGCAGTTTTATAACGCCGAAACCATCAAAGACAATTACAAAATTCCTGTAGAGATGGAGAAAATCAAAGCATACGCAGAACATGATGCTGATGACGCATTAGCTCTGTACGACTTCATGTCTCCTCCATTCTTTTATATGTCTCAGGCTATCCCGAAGACCTATCAAGAAATCATGACAGGAGCTACGGGATCGCAGATCAATGCTGTAATGATGCGAGCATATCTTCAGGATGCACATTCTCTGCCTCAAGCTGACGAAGCTGTGGACTATGAGGGAGCCATTTCATTGGGAGAGATCGGCATCTACTCTGCTTGCCACAAGGTGGACGTAGCATCTCTGTACCCTTCCATCATGATACAATACGAAGTGTTTGATGAAGACAAAGATCCGAACAAATACTTCCTTCAGCTTGTCAGGACGTTTACGGAGAAACGGTTGGAGTATAAAAAGAAAGCCAAAGAAGATAAGTATTATGACGATCTTCAGGGAGCCTATAAAATATTCATTAACTCATGTTATGGATTCTTAGGCACAAGCGGTCTTTTGTTTAATAGTCCCCACGCTGCAGCCTTCATTACTGAAACTGGACGAGAGGTACTACAGACTTCCATCAATTGGGCGAAGTCAAAGGAGTACACCATCGTAAATGCTGATACCGACAGTATTACTTATTCCGATGCAAAGATGTCGTTAATGTCTGACGATGTGAGGAAGAAAAACATCGCAGAACTTAATGCTCTGTATCCGGATAAGATACGGTTTGAAGACGATGGATATTTCAAAAAGGTGATAGTGTTTGCACCGAAGAACTATGTCCTACAGAAGGAAGACGGTTCCATCAAGATAAAGGGATCTGCACTTAAGGATGCAAAGCGAGAGCTTGCGCTGAAGCAATTTGCGCAGGAGGTAATCGACGAGCTTCTTCTCGAAGGCAACCATACCAAGATACAGGACATATACAGCAAGTATATCCGAGAAGTTAAGTATGGTATTAATGACATAAAGAGATGGTGCAGCAAGAAGACTATCACCGATAAGATATTCACTAGCGAGCGTTCTAATGAAACCAAGATAAAGGACGCTATTGCAGGATCTAATTATCGTGAGGGGGATAAGTGTTGGACATTCTTCAAGTCTGACGGAAGCCTATGTCTTATGGAAAACTATAGCGGAGACTACGACAAGGACGCTATGTACAAAAAGGTATTCCGTTCAGCCGAGTTCTTCACGAATGTTATTCCTGCCGATCTCTTTATAAATTACAGTTTAAAGCGGTCAAAAAAATTATTGGAAATACTATGAAAATAGTTGTTGACACACTTAAACTCTTCAATTAAACTCGTTGTGGGGGCAATGATGGAAAAGGTTTGCGATAAACATGGATTATCTCCTGCTTATAAACAAAAAAACGGATCACTCCGTTGCAAGCCATGTAATTCTGATGGTGTCTTAAAAAGAAGAAGAGTTATTAAATTAAAGGCTATTGAGTATAAAGGGGGGAAATGTGAAAAATGTGGATACAATAAATGTCCTGCTGTATTTGAATTTCACCATCTTGATCCAAAACAAAAAGATTTTTCTATCGCAAAAAATGGTCACAGCCGTTCTTGGGAAAGAGTTAAAAACGAATTAGATAAATGTATTTTACTTTGTGCTAATTGTCACAGGGAATTACACGCAACATTTCATTCAGAGGTATCATAACGGTAATGAACTTGTCTGTTAAACAAGGATATGGGGGTTCGAATCCCTCCCTCTGAGCCAAATTTGACATCAATATGATTTCACTTCAAAAACACAAAGACAAAAAGAAGTACAAGAAAGTATTGGAGGACATCGATAATATTTTAAAAATCATTTCGCTCTCTCAGAAAAGCTTCAGCTTCTATAAGCAGTATATCTCAGTGCAGGAAATGATATCCGTATTAGAAACTAATAAAACTTTATTGGAATTGCATAGGAAAAAATATGAAGGTGAATTGGAAAAAATCTCGAAGGCAGATACCCAATAGAGTCAGAAGTAAATCTCGCACTCATTACGAAGTTCTTTGGAGTGATGAGTTTCATTTCGATGAAAAGACAGGCAAAAAAACCTACGGCACTACAAGATTCGATCCTAATCTGATTACCTTGAACATGAACCAAGGCGACAAGGAAACCATTCACACTTACTGGCATGAGTTCATCCATGCCCTTTCCGCCGACTACGATTTAGAGCTTACCGAAACTCAGGTAGAAAATTTAGAAAAGTCTTACTTATATGTAAGGGAATTTATTCTCACGTTAGAGGGTAAAAATATAAAGGGGAGAGGGAAAAAATGAAAAAACCTAGAATACTGTTCTTCGATATCGAGACTGCACCAATGCTTGGGTATATGTGGTCCTTGTGGGATCAAAACTTGGGATTAAACCAGATAAAGCAGGATTGGTTTGTGCTTAGCTGGTCTGCCAAATGGCTCGACGATGACCGCATCATGTATATGGATCAGCGGAAGGTCAGGAATGTAGAGAACGATAAGAAGCTCCTAGAAGGCATCTGGAAGCTCTTGGATGAGGCGGACATAGTAGTTACCCAGAACGGCAAAGACTTCGATCAGAAGAAGCTCTACGCTCGTTTTATCATCAATGGGATGAAGCCTCCGAGCAACTTCCAGCACCACGACACAAAGAAGATAGCCTCCAAGTATTTCGCCTTCACCAGCAACAAATTAGAGTACCTGAGTGATAAGCTCAACAAAAAATATAAAAAGATAAAGAACTCAGGGTTCACATTATGGACTCGATGTTTAGCGGGGGACATCTCAGCTTGGAAGGAGATGGAAGAATATAACAAATATGATGTTCTGGCTCTAGAAGAACTGTATTTGACGCTCCGCGCATGGGATCCGAAGATTAACTACTCTGTGTACTCGGATGACATTGAGCCAGTTTGTGTATGCGGTAGCGAAGGTATTAAAAAGAAAGGGTTTTCCTACAGCGGAGTGGCTAAATACCAGCGTTATATCTGCACTGACTGCGGTAAAAACTACCAAGGTAAATCCAATCTTTTAACCCCTGAGAAAAATAAGGCTTTACTTAAGTAAATGAATTTAGTAGATTAACAACTAGAGAAAGGAGGATTTATGAAACATATCGTAACCACTCAGATACTTCAGGACGTTCTTAATTATATGGCTAACCGTCCATATACCGAAGTGGCAGCCCTGATTAAAGCACTTCAAGAAGACGCTAAACCGTTACCTGAAGAAGCGGACGAAGAATCTAAAGCTCAGGAATAATTATGAGTAGGAAGAAGCGGAATGGGGATGACGAAGTGGAAAAGTTGGAACACGAGGTGCGAAAACTTAAAAGCGAAAATCGTCATCTCCATAAGGAACTTAAACGGAGTAGTAAAAAATACAAGCCGGAACATAGAAAGGAAGACCTGTTAGAACAAGACCATGCACCCAAATCCCAAATCTGCAACGAATGCGGAAAAGGCGAAATTGTAACCACGGATCTTGGTCCTCGTAAGTTAGTAAGATGTACGATTTGCGAGTACAGGAAGACTCTAAAGAATGGATGACATTAAATTCAACAAAGCAGCATTCAATAGGCTAATGGATGAAATTAAAACTGAAGGAATACGTCAGGGGTTCATGCTCGCTATTGACGCTTTGCGAAATCGAGAATTTATAAAATCATTTGATCTAGACAGGTTGGAATCTGAAATTTGCGCCGAAGCTTTATTTACAGACAGGGATAAGTGGTTAAATGGCTAAGAAGAAAACGTTCAATCCTAAGACTAAAATTGTACCTGCCATCAGGAGAATTTGGTTTCACTCTCCCTTAAGGCGAGAGGTAATGAATAGGGCAAAAGTAGATGAATACTTCCGATGCGAAAAGTGTAGGGGACTCCAAGAAAAAGTACATATTGATCACATTAATCCTTGTGTTCCTCTCACCGGATGGGCCGGGTATGATGTGTTTATTACTAATCTTTTTTGCGATCCAAGCCAGTTACAAGTTATCTGCGAAAAGTGCCATAGCAAAAAACACAAGACGAAGTGAAAACTCGAAAAGAAAACAGGGCTAAGAATCAGCCAAAGAAAAAGACTAAAAAAGATGAAATCATTTCTGAGTAAAAATTGGGATGGAATTCTTGGGCTACTGCTGCTCGTCTTCTGCTTTTGTTTGGGAAGGTATACATCTCCCACTAAAGTGGAAACTAAAACTGTCACCATTGAAGTGGAAAAAGTTAAAACCAATCAAAACGTGGTGGTAGTGGAGAAGGTAAACAAAGACGGTAGTCGTATTAAAATAACTCAATCATCTAGCCAAACATACAAGAATACTGAAACTTCTGTAAAGAACAGTAAGGTGGTAGAAAATAAACCATCGGTAAACATCCACGCCATGGCCGGATTGGACGTATTAAACCCCAAAGGCGTAGTAGTGGGAGTCCACGCCAATAAACAAATCTTAGGACCAATTTCATTGGGAGTCTTTGGCTTTACTAATAACGTCATCGGATTAAGCTTGGGGATGTCATTATAAGAATGGATAAGCCTCGTGTTGACATCAGCATAGAAGACTTACTCAGTGCCTTAAATGAAAACACTGAAGGCTACACGGTACATAATCCTGATGTTGTGTACGACTTCATTCAAACATTTCAAATAAAATCCGGCGAAGATGTTATATCCCACAGGATTTTGTTTTCTCTATTCGAAATTTGGAATAAGAAAAAAGCAATATCGAGAAAACTATTTACCGCCGAATTTAAAAAATACTTTGAAATCGCTCAGAGCGGGCATGAAGTAAAGTTCTTTTTAAATAAGGATATTCAACAAATACTCAAGCACATTGACGAAGAAAAAAAAGAAACAGTACCTCGTACCCATCGCCAGAATATCAACTCCAAAGGCATCCAAAAGCATTTTGAATTATTCTTAAGCGAATGCGAAATTAAGCACGGAAATTTATATATAGAATCAGACGTTCTGTACCATGTTTACGATACTTGGTGCTACAAGAATAAAAAATTAAGTATGACCTATTTGCGATTTTTAGAAACCGCCAGATTGTTTTTAAAAAGCAAAGCTACGAGTAAGCATACAAACATTTGGTTTGCAGTGGATGAGGGGATTAAGCAGCGCATTAGCAAGGAAGCAGTATTAAATTGGCGAAGGGGGAGATCACGCCGTGGTAAAAACAAAACGCAATTGCCGAAAGAAGAAAACCAAGAATACGTCATTTATCCAGAAGAATGGATTGACAAAAAGGGAGATGAGTAAGTATCCCGCATTAGATCCAAGCTTGAATTTGCGCTCTCGCACAGAGCTATTGGACTATGACTATCTGCATAAATTGGACGAGAGAGAGTTAGAATGGCTGAATAAATTCACGGAAGAATATGTGAATGCGAATATCGATACAGCCAAACCTAAAAAGAATTTACATCGCAATAAAACCTTAAGGAAGGATTGTTACGACAGGA